TTAATAATATCCCATTTTGATGTGGTATCAGTACTTACGTTATTCCATGCACCGCTAATAGTAGTTTTTAAATTTTCCCACGTAGTGCTTGCTTGCGTTTTGATGTTATTCCACGTGTTTGAAAGCGAAGTCTTAATATTGTCCCATTTAGTGGAGGTATCAGTACTGACGTTGCCCCACGCCATTGAAATAGTGGTTTTAATACCATTCCAAGTATTACTTGCTGTAGTTTTTATGCTATCCCAAGTATTGGAAAGCGAGGTTTTAATATCATCCCACTTTTCTTTCGTGTCGGTTTTGATATTTTCCCACCTTTTCTTAAATGTATCTTCTACAGATTTAAGAGTTTTTTCTACCTTTTTGGTTAAGAAATCCCAGTCTAACGCAACAGAAGTAGCCAACGACGCAGCCCCTGCCATAATAAGACCTATTCCGAGCCCTGCGCCAACGCCCGTAAGCAGCAATATAACGCCAAGCGCCAATAAAGCCCCTCCGACTATGCGTGTGATTTTGGTAATTGTTTTCCTGACCTCTTCAGGTATCTCGTTCCATTTAGGTTCAACCGAGCTTGCCATCATTAATGCACCGGTAGCCAAGAGCGCAAGGCCGATAGGTATGTTAGTACCCGAGAACGCCAAGAGCGCACCGAACGCTATAAACGCAATTGATACTGCTGCTGTTATCTCTGCAATAACGCCTTTTATATTGTCCGATATTTTATCCCAATTCGGTACAACAGCTGTAGCCATAGTCAACGCACCAGCTGCCAAAAGCGCAAGACCTATAGGCAGGTTAATACCCGAAAAAGCCAAAATTGCGCCAACAGTTATAAACGCTAACGATACAGCAGCGGTTATAATTGCTATTACATCCTTCACTTTTTGAGGCAACTTGTCCCAATTCATGAGCGCGTTTGTTGCAATGCCTATTGCACCAGCTGCTATGAGTGCTATGCCTAAAGGCACATTTACGCCCGATAAGGCTAATAATGCGCCAACCGCTATAAGTGCACCAAGTACAATGCCTTTAATTGTAGTCAGGGCATCTCTAATATGATCCGTGCTCTTTTTCCAATTGATAATTGCCGCAGTTACGAGCGCAGCAGCACCAATTGCCATAAGAGCAATACCTAAAGGAATGTTTGCCCCTGAAAATGTCAAGATTGCTCCCAGTGCAAGCAATGCGCCGCCAACCACACCGAGAATTAAAGCTAACGTATTTGCAATTCCGTCGGTCATGCTATTCCAATTCAGTTTAACCGCAACAACTAAGCCAGCAGCGCCAGCCGCCATGAGCCCCAAGCCAAGAGGTATATTTGCACCACTAAGTGTTAGAAGCGCACCAACTACAAGTGAAGCTCCTGATATAATAATGAATAACTGCGCAAGGGCTTCCTCAATGATGCTTTTTAGTTTATCGATTTTCATTTCAATCGCATCACTGAGAAAATCATACTCAGGCAATTCAAATTCAAAGCCACCGCCACCGCCACCTGCACCGCTGCCGGAAGATGATTTGTCTTCCGGCTTAAATACATTCAGCTCGTCAAAACCGGCAGTGTACTGTTTAAGCTTTTTTGCAGCGTCGCCAGCACCTTCAAGATTGTCCTCAAGAGCGCCAGCGCCACCCGCTGCATTATCAAGGCCGGAATAATCAATGTCCGTCAACTTAAATCCGAACAAACTTGCTATAGCATTTGCTATTTCTCTTATAACTCTCAAAATAGCAATCGCCACGGGGAGTATCGCGTTGAGCATCGGGATAAAGATATCGCCTATTGCTCTCGCGCACATAGTAAACTGCGCCTGCAATATTCTGAGCTGATTAGCCGGGGCTTCAAGCGAACGTGCCATATCACCCTGTGCAGTCGTTACCTGTGTCATAATGGCGTAATAACGTAGCTCGGCTTTCTCGGCCTGAGTCATTGCCGATACACTTTCATTGATACCCAGTGTATACGCCGTCTGCTGCAAACGTGCCTGAGACAGGTCATAGCCCAACCTACGTAGCGGCTCAAGCTCGCCGGAAATGCCGGACTGCAATTTTAACATTGCATCTTCAACGCTTATATTAAAGAACGAACTTATATCATAGCCTAATTGCGTCAGGTTCTTGCTCATCGTGTATGCTCGATCTGAAACAGAGCCAAAGCCCTCTAAGAGCGTGTTAAATATACCCTGATTGCGCATCCACTCGGCAGGGTCAATACCCATGACCTCAGATACAGTCTCGGCGTATTTCTTTGCTTGTTCGGCATATTTGCCCATTGATGCAGTGAAGAGGTTTAAGTCTTCCTGATATTTATTCGACTCTGTAATAGCCGAGCTTATCAAATTCGACACTGTACGCAGCGATAAAGCAACGCCGCCCAATTTGAGAAGCCCCGCCGCTTTGCCGAATTTGCCAACGCTTTTCTTGCCCTTTTCACTGGACGAGATAAGTTTTTGAATTTTC